TGAGTGGCAATACCACCAGCAAAAGCAAAGTTGTTTTTCACTTGTTCGTTATCTGCAATGTAAGAAGCAGTTACATCATCAAACATAATAACGGATAAGCTTTTCCCTTTTGCTCTCGCTGCTTTAATTCTAGCTTTAATATCATCAACGATTTTGGCCGTTGGATCACTCCAAGGCTTTGAAGCATTGTTTCTATTGGAATCAGGAATACCAAAATCAACTCGAATACCCAAACCAACATTTTCTTGATCTTCTACTAAAGTTTGACCAGTTGACAAAGCTTCTAAAAACATTGATTCGTTACGCTCATATACACCAAAAACAACTTTTTTAACTTGTCCAAACACCTTCTTAACAATCTCAACCAATGCTACTCCTTTAGCTCTCATAGTATCGATATCAGATAACTGCTTTTCAGTTAACTTCAATTTCATACCGGCTTTAGGTATATCACCCGTAGCGGTTGCGATTGAATCTTGTCTTTTCAATGGCAATTCAGAATCCATTGCAACAATATCGGCAGCAACGATTGAACCATCAACAGACGAGCTACCCCATTTTAGGTCGGTAGATAATTCTTGCGTAAGCATTTCTTTATGCAAATACTTAATGGGTTGAGATTCATCTTTACCATTTACTGTTGATTCTAATTTTTTAGCAATGGAACTGTACCATACTGCTAAAAATGCAAATAATGACTTTTTCATTTATACTACTCTTTAAAGAAATTAATTCTAGGCAATGCATTTTTGATTGCCGTTGTTGGTGGAAATGGTGACGCTACCTCGTTCACCGAACCACGAATACAAATACCTACGAAAGGTTTTTTTGTATCTACAGTTGAAATAACCACGCCAACTATTGAATGGCCTGCTGGCAAAGCAGCGTAAGCATCAGCATTAGCATTAACTGGCATTGGTTTGTGATTTTCTGTTGAATCTTCTTTGATAACAACAGAGCCGGCTTTTATGGTTTCCGGTGTATAATCGGTTGTGTCTAATGTTCGACCACCAATTACAGTTTCCAAAACTAAAGGAACAACGATTGTATCGTTTCCAGTTTCGAAACTCTTTTTTTCATCATTTAATGAAGCTACTACTCCCATACTAATTGATTTTAAATTTTACAAATTGCTCATAACAGCATTTAAATCTGCATCCGAAACTGCTGTTCTACCCTCTGTTCTGTTAAAAGTGCCACCAGCTAAATCTGCTGAATCAGCAAATGACTGTTTAAGTTCGGTGTATTCAGTTTCCAATCCAGCTACCTCAGCAGCTAAATCTTCAGATTCTAAATTCACACGTTTTAACCAGGATTGTTTTTGATTTTCTGGAAGTCCTTTTAATATTTCAGATTTAGAGAATAAATCTGCAACGGTATTGGCTTTTGATTCAGTGATTTTACCTTTTTCTAAAGCATCAACCTTACTTAATAAGGCTTTAGCCCATTCGGGTGTATCATCTTTTGGTGGTTCTGGTGTTGGATCATCTTTTGGAGGATTGGCACCTTCATCTCCTTTTTTCTGATTTGCTTCAAGTGTTCTGATTCTATCGTCCTCTTTAGCTAAAGCTTCAAAGTCCATAAAATCGTTTGCTTGATTTACAACTTCATCAAGTGCCGCATCGTCTGCATCATCTGATACTTTAGATTCAAGTTTAGCCGCAATTGCGTCTATCATTTTTGTTGATAAGTTAGCCTTAGGGAAAAGTGCCTTAAGTCTACCTGCTATCTTTTGTCTTTTGTTCATAATAGATACTGTTATTGAATTATTTAATGTTCAGTATCTAATTTAGTTAGGGGATTTCGTAGGATAAAATATTTGAGTAGTGAGTTATTGACATTGTGGTATAGTAATAAAAAAAACACCCCGTAGAGTGTTTCATTTTTTTAATTTATTTTTTTAATTTAAATTTTTTTAACCACAATTTTGAATTGTCTTTCAACCCAAAAACTAAATATTCATCATTTTTTACGAAAATATTAAAAGGCGTAAAGTGATCCTGATTTTCAGATTCTCCATCCATAAATCTCCAAATAACTTTACCTTGTTTATTTATCTTTAAGACTGTAGCTATATTAAATACCCGAGAACCAATTGTTGAGTCGTTGAATAATATTAAATAATTACCATCTTCATCAAGTTTTATATCACATCCAATATAATCTGAATATTCAGTTCTATAAGTTGAAAATAAATGATTATATTAAATAATATTCCAATCAACACTTCCATTGTTGTTATTTATTTGAAATATACCTCTGTGTAAATTTTTATTACCACTTTCTCCATATTCTCCTATAGCAATTATTTTATTATTGTCTAATAAAATATGATCTAAAAATTCATTAGTTCTACCTATTCCATAATCTTTTTCAAATAATAATTTATTATTTAAATCATATTTTGCTAGATACCATTGCATGGAATAACTTGGAACTCCACCATTGTCATAATCTATAAAGTCTCTTCCTCCGAATACATATTTATTACCCAATTCATCGTATTTTACTTGCTGAAATAGATAGCCTTGATGTGCATCATAAGGTAAAATTTCTTCATTTATAATGTTAAAATTATTATCTATAGTTATTTCATTAATATATTGATCAGCCATATATGTATTCATATTTACTGAATCTGTTCTAATAATAAATTTTAGTTTATCGGATTTATTATCAAAATTGACCGGCAGATCATTACTAAAATAGTACGATGGATTTTGAGGCTTGTAATTATTGTACTTCTTTTTCCATATTATTGTCCCTGTACTATTAAATTTTAAACCATAAACAGCGGTTCTAAATAATGCCCCGACAAATTCAGGTTTATTAAAAATTGCTATAAATTCTCCATTCCCTAATTCGAAAACACCATATAAAAATTCAGAATTTTCATCTGTTTCATTAACTAAATGTGTCCATACTTCATTAAATTGGTTGTCTATTTTGGTAATCAATACAGAATTAATATCTATTGCATTGGCTTGAACATGGCTAAAAATAATAAAACCGTCATTCTCTTCAATAATTTTTATAATATTGAAAGGTGAATACGCGTTTAGTATCTGATTGTCATTGATTACATCAAATTGTGTAGATTTAATTGTATCATTTTTTATTGGTGTATTTTCTTCAAAATCATCAGTTTTAGAACAATTGCTTAATGAAAGGCTGACTAAAATGGTTACCAAAAATGAAAAAAAGCTTTTTTTATACATAAATTTTTTTTGCAAATATAATTATTTGTTTTTACCCTCTTAAATGAGAATTGACTGTTTATTTATCCTTTCAATTTCTTTTTCTTTATCCTCAACCATATCAAGATAATCAACAGCAGTTTCTATACTCATAACACCACCCTCAACAGCTGAAGTAGCAATTTCAACAGCTTCTTTTAAATCACTTGGAAGTATTGAGTTAAACTGAACCGAAACAAGAAGATTTTGCTTGCTTAATTTTGTTTCAACTGTTTTTTTGGTACCAGATGCAATGATATTCAAACAACGCTCAACCATTGTTCTGTTATCCCCTTCATTCATTTTAGCTTTAATAATTGCATCAAGGAACATTAATTTTAAGGCGACACCGCTCATTGCCCCTAAACCTTTTAAGTTCTCGAAAGCGATATCTGGCGTAGAACTCATCGCATGGATTAATGAATAAAGTTTTTCAAGTTCTAATTTGACACTTTCAACAGCATTATTTGCGGTTAAGAACTCCGCGTCTCCGTGAATAGTTTTACCGGTATCATCAACTTCCTTCATTGGAAAACGTAAGGTTTTACCATCGTCGTTACGGTCCGGCATTGACACCAATTCGCCATAAAGTTTTAGTAAAGGATAACCGGCATAATCATTTGACCCTCCAAGTTTTGACAAAGCAACTTCAAAGCGATCAATCAATGTTTTTACATCTTCCCACTCGGGATAATCCTGTTCTAAATAAACAACCGGAATACGATCAAACCCGTGTGGTTTTCTAGAAGTTATTGAATAAGTATTGTCAGTGGAGTTATCTAAATCAATACGTTCAGTATCCGTATAAATCCAAATATTATCAATTTCAGACTGAGTTTCGTTTTTTGTTGTAAACCGCCAAACAAACATTTGCATATTACCATAATCATCAAACATCGGGTACATTCGACCTTGTTTGTTTGTCTTGACTTCTGATTTAATTCTTTTCTTTTGAGTCATAAAAAGTTTGGTAATCCAAGTTTTGGAGCTTGGAACATCTTCGATATGAAAAATAATACAGCTCTCTAGTTCAGATTTCTTTTTCTTCAATGCCTCCTGAAGCTTAGAATCCATACGGTTTAATTTCCACGTGCTTTTGACGGAATTGTAAAGATCATTTTTATCATCGACAATCAAAGTTACCGGTTCGCCTAATTCAAATGCTACAGCAGTATTTACAATCTTCTTTGCAAACGGAATAGACAAACGAATCGCTGCAATTGATTTAGCATTTTCGCCAGTACCAACAATTTTATCCTTTTGAATTCTGCCTACTTGAGACTCACGTAAATCTCTTTCGTTACCGTTGTACTCTTTGTTTAAATAATCCCATGTAAAAGCTTCTAAACGATGTTTTTTGTTCTGATCAATTAAACCGATTGCTTTCTGAATGTCTGTCTTTAATGCTTCTAAAATATCCATAAACTTGTATGCTAATAATTAATGCCTAATTCATTCAAGGATTGAGTTGTTTGGTGTAGGGTAAGCGGGTTATTAAAAGCCATGTGAGCATATCTTCCTGAATCCCACATGTGGTTGTATTTATCTATTGGTTGGTTTATTGGTATTCCGTTAACTTCTTTAAATCGATAATTTTGCTGCTCAATCTTAACAAATTTGCCTAACTTTTCATTTCGGATAACAAGATGAAGTTTCTTCTTTTTCATTGAGCTTATCCAAAAAACAACACCTTTATTTTTAGATACTTTTTTAATTGAATATCCTTTATTTTTTAATGAACGGACCATCTCAACAGTTCCTTTATTTTCACCAGTATATTTGTCTGATGAATCTGCGGTTATAGGAACATCTTTTTCAATTTTTAGACTCACAAAAGCAGTATCTAAATCATCGGGATGATCTATCGGTTTATAAAGCAATAATTCAATCCAGATATTATGATCATCTTCACCAAATCGGGTTAACGCGGTTGGATCGTTTGTAAAACCAAAATCAAGTCCATAAGTCCATGCAATATCTTCTGGCCATTCTGTCACATATTCAACATTAGCGAAAATAACTCCGGTCATTGCACCGCGTAAACCTAAACCGTAAACTTTCCAATAGAATTCATTGGCGGTACCTTGTTTAGTGTTTTTCGGGTGTGGTGGTGGTTGGTTATCGTCAGAAATAGGCTCTACCTTTCCGGTTTTCTTATTAAAGCACTTGATAATATCATCTTCAACAATATAAGAACCGGGTAGCCATGGTTCAGAATTTAATATCTCAATCTTTTGACCGATTGGTATA